GGTCAGACCTTGCCGCCGCTCCAGCAGTCGTTCCTGCTCTGCAGCAGCCCGCTTTTCTTCTGCTGCTGCCCGTCGCGCAGCGGCTTCTGCCCCCCTATCCGCTTCGCTGGTGTCAAGTGCCATCGGGCGGCCACCCGTGCGGCGACCAGTGCCGGGCGAGGGCGCAGACCCAAACGCCAGTTTGCCAAGGTCCGCCAAAATCTTTTTTTGTTCTTCAATGCCGCTTGTCACTCGGTTGGTAATTGCATTCCACGCACCAGCAAAGTCACCCGAAAACGCCGCTTGCGCTGCTTGCACCGCCGCCACGATGTTCTTAATTAAAATGTCCACCGCCTTGACAACGGTGTAAATGACCACCGCAACGCCGCGAATGCCCATTTCAATAATTTTAAATAACGCCGTCCAATCCTGATCTGTGTTAAACAGATCGCTAAACACTTCGAGAATTGACTGCAACGCCGGCAATAGCGCATCGGTTAGTTCCAACCCAAAACCTTGCGTTTTAATGCCAAGCGTTGTAATTGTGTCATTGAATAAATCAGAGCGCGCGGCAAAATCTTCACCTACTTTGTAAGTAAATTCTTCAATGCTGGCCGAGCCTTCATTTAGCAACGGAATCAAGTCCGCGCCGGACTTGCCAAAAATTGCAACCGCTGCGGCCGCTTTTTGCGCACCATCGGGCATGTCGGCAAAGCGATCGGCAATCTGTTTCAACGCCTTGTCGGCCGGCACCACCTGGCCGTTGGCATCTTTGACGTTGACGCCCAACGCTTTAAACTTTTGCGCCAGCCCGTCGTTGCCTTCGGCTGCCTTGACAAGGTTGACGTTGAGCTTGGTCAGTCCCTTGCCCACCGTGGCTATGTCCACGTCTGCCAGCTTGGCAGCATTGCCAATGCCGATCAACGCATTGGCTGCAATGCCAGTCTTTGCTTGCAGGTTAAATAGCTCGTCGCCTGCGTCAATCGATTTTTTTACAACAGCCGTCAGCCCGCCCACAATGGCGCTTCCAGCTATTGCAGCGCCAAAGCCCGCCACTGCGCCCTTAAGAGTGTTAAAGCCCAGCGCAGCGTTCTTTGCCTGCCCCTGCAGGCCCTGCATGGAGTTGCCCAGTCGGCGAATATTGTTTTCGCCCTGAACGTCCGCCTTGATGCGGAGCATGGCGTCCATGTTCATCGCCATCTCAACTGCACCTGCTGTTGATTGTGACCATCGCCGCTGCCTCCATTACCTGCAGGTCCTCCAGGAGCGCGCGCTGGTCTTTTACTTCATACATCATAAAGAGCCAAGCCAGGGCTCCATAGTCCAATCCCAGCACGCCATTCATGGTCGTGCGCCACTGGGTTTGCACTCGCAAAAACATCTCCACCACCGGCCAATTTTCTTCCCAAACTTCAAAATCTTCACACGGCTGCTCAGGCATAACAATGCCCAGAGCTGCTGCGTCTGCGTCAGTTTCATCAACTACGCCGCCGCCGGCCCAATGCTCGGCGGCCTCTGTCAGTTTTTTCTCTTGGCTCCCTTGATGCTGTCCATATACGCCTTGAGCACAGCAACCGCGAGAAATGGCACCTCCAGCAACTGCTGCAGGGCCTTTTGGCTAAATGGGATCTCCTTGCCGTCGTCACCAGTCACGCCGGACCAGCCGACCAGCAGTTCGGCTGCCATCTCAGTGATGCGGTCTAGGTCGCCAAGATCCTCCAGCTTTTGCAGCTCGGCCACCATTGGTCCAATCTTGCTCTGCGGATGGCGCTTGAACTCACCGTCAAACGTCTGTTTTTCGTGGCGGCCACCATCGACAGGGATATCGAAGGTGACCGGCCAGACGTAGGTATCGGACTGCTTAAGGACAAACGCCATGCAGGAAGCTCCTTTAGGTAAAGGCGAGGCTTAACTCATCATTGCCGGCCGTGGTCGGCACCGCAACATAAGGGATGTTAAGCATTTGCACGCCATCTTGGTCCCCGTAGGTCGGGTTAGTGATGTCGCACTGGCCAGCTGTAAGGGTGACACGGTTGCCAGCCGTGGTGCCGTGCAGGAAAGTGAGGTTCCCGGTGGTCTCGGTTTGGGCAATGCTGAAATAATCTTTAGTAGCCAGCGCCGGTGCCTCAATCATCACAGTGCCGCTGGGAGCGCGGTCAGTGATGAGGATTTCCTTGGTGCAGCCAACCAGCTCGCGGTAAACCGTTTCATTGGCGATATCCAGGCTGACCGACTGAAGGCAACCGGCATAGCTGAAGAATTGAAAGCTAGACGTATTGCCCTGCTTGAAGATCAACGGGCTGGCTTGAGCGCTGTAGGTAACGGAAGGCAGCGCCGTGTCTGTTGGGGCATTGTAAACGCCGATCATCGTGAAATCGAGGGTCGGGATGGCTCCCACCTCGGCGTTCAAAACAAACGTGCCGCGGCAACCGGTCAGGATGTGGCGGATGCCGTCGTTGTTGAAATAAATTGTCGCAGAACTTAAAGAGCTGCTAACCGGCGCATAGGTGACGCTGGTGGCAGCCACGATGGTCTCTGACAATCCACAGGCCTGCAGAACGGCGCCATAGCGAGGCGCAGTGCCAGCCGTGCCGGAACCAGCCAGCTCGACCTGAAACGTAATGCTGACGCGCGTGTTAGCCAGCAACTGAGGGCTGTTGCCAAAGTAAGGACGGATCAGATCGCGGCTGACTACATCAGCCTCAATAGGCGTGATTTCCAGGTTCCGCACCAAGAGGGCATCGGTCCCAGTCGGAGTGCTGTCCGTCCCGTAGGTGGATTCCTTTTTAACCTGGATCAGTCTTTTGCGTGTCAGAGCCATCGCTCAGTTCCTCGATTTGGGGTTCGGGAGGCTTTGCTGGCTCAGTCCGCTCGACGAGCGTTCTCTTGCCAGTTTTGGGATTGAGTAGGTAGGACCCACCCACGCCGTAGTGTTCATCCATCATCGTAGCTGCTAGGGACTCAAGGCCAAGTTAGTCACCTGTGTTCGATACTTCACTGCAAAATCGCAAGAGATCACCCCAGATGGCTGGTCTGCTTCTTGCAAGTCAAAGCTAACCGATACCGGCTGAACGTCATAAGCAAAGCCATTGCAAGTCAGGTCAGCCATAATCTTGGCGTGAAGCGACTCAATGATCGGGTCTGCCACTTGGTCGGGCACGTCACCTCTGACGATCACCGCAACTCGCACGGTCATTGTCCAATCCAATGTCGGCAGTGCCGTTAGCTGCTGACAGACATCGCTGATCGGTTCAACAACAATCGCCGGCAGTTCACCGCGCTGCAACGGCTCAACCCTGCTGCGATAGATTCGCGTACTGACACCCGTGGTGCCCGTCAGGTTGGTGCGGATTCTGGCCAGGATTGACTCGCGATGAGTAGTCATGATGATGCCACCTGAACCACTGTGCAGATAATGCCAGGAATGCTGGGATGGGTAGGACTGCTTCCAGCAGGTTCCGCGTGGATGTAGGCCGCGACGTTAGTGGTTGACCATATCAGCTCAATGTAGTCTTCGGCGTTTAGGCCTAAGACGAAATTGACTGTGCCGATTACGTTACCAGCGATTCCTCCGTGGCTGCTAATAATGCTGAACCTGCTGTCGCTAGCAGGCACGTCCCCACTGCTGCCGGCATTATTCTTGCGCAACCAAACATTAATGTCGTGAATAGAGCTGTCAGTGTTGCTAAATTGAATTGAAAAGGTGATGCTATAAACGCCTGGATGATCAACCGTCAAACGCGTTTCTGAGATGACCTTTACGCCACGGCTTGCCGTGTCAACCTGCCGCAGCTTGACCGAATAGGCCGTGTCTGTTAATGCAGCCACTTGAGATGTCCCATCCCAAAACGATCCCCAATATCCAGGGCAACCAAAATATGGCAATTCAGACCATGGCGTTTTGCCGTCGCCAATTTTTAAATTCTCAGTTTCTTTTTCGACGCCAGGTTCTCCTGCCATCAGCACTGGATTAAGTGCCGACCACTGGCTACGAGTGTTGATCTTGAAGGGACCGCTCATGTCTTCTGGATCCCAAGTTGAACAAACTTGCCGTCATCGAGCAACATGGTTTCTCGGACGGTGTAAGCAGTCCCATCCACGGTGATTGAATCGCCGCGGATGAGACTGCCAAAAGCGGAGGCCCTAGCGGTCAACGTGTAATCGGTGGTGAGCACCATTCCATCGCTGATCACTTGACTGGGCATATCCAAAATTCCCTGAGCGGCAGTGGCGCCAGCCGTACAGCTAACGCCAAAGTCCGCCAAGAAAATATCCAGGTCCTCCGCAAACGCCATGATCAGCTGTACTTCGCAGAAGCAAGACCAATCACAGCCACGGCACCAGCGCCAGTGCCACCAGCAACGGTGGTAGAGACCTTCACAAAGCGCTTCAAGGAAGTCACGTTGACAAAAATCTTTTGCAGCGATGCAGTGTTAGCGGTGGTGGTGGTGAAAGCGCCGCCGCTCACGTCGGTGTAAGAACCGCCGGAAGTGTCGGATTCGGTCAACTTGACGGCATAGGTGATGCTGGCACCGCCGGCTTCGGCGTCCAACAGCACAGCCATGTCGCCTTCGTAGCCTTGCAGGTCAACAGCAGCGCTGGTTCCGGTTGCGGTCACAACGTCGTTGCGCAGCAGACCGAGAACCGTGGTCTTGGAACCAAGGTTGTGGATGGTCATGATTTAGTCCTCCGTCGAGAGGTAGATGGTTTAGGTGTTGGCTCAGTGAAAACCTGAACCGCTTCAGCCACTTTGTCAGCGGCTGCCACTGCTTTGCCAATGCCGATCAACAGTTTGGCGTCTGAGGGGGAAGCCTCAAGGACTTCCCCAACTCGGACCACCAGACCCGCCAACATTGTCTGTCGCAGGATCTCGATCCTCATGATCAGAGGGTATTGTTGCCGCGGCTGAAGGATTCAGGATGGCGAATCGCAATGTCGCAATCCTGCATGGCCACCACGCGCACAGTCCCGGAGGTGCTGTGAGTGTAGGGGTCAACCATCAGGTCAAGGCCAGAGAAGTAACCAATGATCAGGTCGGCAAAGTTGCCAAACCACAGATCGTTGGATGCAACTTGGTTGGAAAGCACGCCGCGGTAGCCGTTAACTTCACCGCCTTCCATGATGAACATGCCGGAGCCGGCATCTTTTTTCGTGGTCTTCAGACTGCCGCGCATGGCGGCATTCATCAGATAGACGGGAGTACCAAGCAGAGCGTTGGCAGTAGCGACGTCCGATTCCAGCGCAACCACTTCCTCAAAAGTGGGAGCGTTAGCGGCGAAATCTTCGGTGCCGATGCCGGTGGTGTTCTTCAGGCCCAGGGGCTCGCTGTTGGCGCCAGTGCCGTAAAGGCCAGCGGCGTCAATCTTGAGAGCGATCACGCGAGCCAGGTCGCCGCGAACCATGTTTTCCACGTCAATGGAAGACTGGATCATCAGGCGACGGCTGAAGTCGGTGTAAGCAGCAACCGTGCGGGGAACCAGGCTGACTTGATCGACGGTCTGCTGGCTTTCCGTGGGCGAGCCGGACTCGGATACCCAATAGGCGGTAGCAGCGCCGGACTGGCGGGGGATAGCAACGTTGCCGGTCAGGCCGGTCAGCACAGTGGCGCCAGCTTGATCCAGTGCCGAAGCATTGCGCAGCAGCTCAATGAAGCTGCCAGCATCCAGCTCGGTAGCAACCAGGTTGCCGCCGGCAGAAGCGGTGCCAACGTTCAGGTCGCGACGCAGCACTTCCTGGGGAATGGTGATGCCACGGGAC